GCTCTCCGGGACTGAACCCTTCGCCTTGCTTATCTACTTCGTGTCTACTGAAGAAGCTGTGCATTCTACGAACTGTACTTGGTGATAGTTCTTGCTTGTTTACAAGTTGCCTTGCACGAGCTAGACCTACCGGAGTACCTCCATCGAATCCATCTTTTCTCCAGTCTAGAGCTTTTTGAGCTTCTTTAGCCATTCCATCGGTAGGAGTTAAATCAATTTCCTCTCCACCTACTCTAGCCATTATTAAGCTCCCTTTGTTTTAGGTGCGGCTTTAG